CGAGACCAAGCACACACCGGGGCCGTGGGTTGTTAAATCGGCTCGTTCAGGATTCTACGTAGAATCGCAATTTGACGTCATTGTCGAAAGCTTAGACGAGTACGGCAGATATGGAGCGATTGACGACGAAGCCAACGCTCGCCTAATCGCCGCCGCGCCGGAGCTGTTGGAGGCGTTGAGCTGTCTTACCGCGGTGGTCGGCTTGACACCAATCAAGGGCAATTTAGATGCACTTCAGGAAGCATATGACATGGCGCGCGCCGCCATCGCCAAAGCAAAAGGAGAGCAGCCATGAACGAGACCAAGCATACCCCGGGGCCGTGGCGTATCAGCGGCGAAAGTGCTACCACAGTCCAGGCTGACTACAGAGCGATAAATAGTGAGGGCGGCGTGCTAATCGCAACGGCTCTCGGCTATCCTAACAGCGGGTATTTTCCAAGTGACGATGAAGCTACTGCCAACGCCGCGCTCATCGCCGCCGCGCCGGAGCTGTTGGAGGCCGCTGAAGGTATTGTATCACGCTGGGATAGCCCGCTGTGGAAGGATCAACCGCACACAGGTATATTCATTGACCGTCTCCGCGCCGCCATCGCCAAAGCCAAAGGAGAACAACCATGAACGAATGGATAACAGACCGCAGGCCGACCGCCGAGGATGCTCATGTTTCATCTTACGTGTGGGTGACGACAGAGCATGGAGACGTGCTGCGGGAGCTATGGAATCAGGTCGGCGACCGCCCTTGGATGCCGATTGCACGGCCCGAGCCGTATGTGAAGCCGAAGCGGTGCAAGTTGAGCTATGACAAACGTGTGGGATGCTATGTAATAGATGTTGGCAATGTATGGAGAGTAGTGCTATACGGCTTACAATATATAAACAGCCACCGCGAAGCCGCCGAACGCATCGCGGCGATATACGAGGAGGTGATGCCATGACCTGCTGTGAGAATTGCAAACATCATGAAGCCATTATGATTGGAGAGTACAGAGCTGCCAATCTATGCAGACGACGAATACCTTTACATGATATCGTCACTGGAGCGCCAGTACAAAAACGATACGACTGTAGATTTGAACGCGCGGAAGGTTGGCTTTTTGCTCGATTAGAAGGACTTTGCGGCCGCGAAGGACGATTTTTCGAACCCAAGGAGGTGATGCCATGAAACGCTACAACCACCACGGGATGGTGGTATCGAATGAACACCCGCAGGGGCAGTGGTGTCTGTGGGAGGACGTCCGCAAGCTGCGCCACATCGCACAGGGGATGGCGTACCTGCTGGCTGACATTGACCAGGAGCTTACGAGCGAACAGTCAGAGATTGCAAAGGACGTCGCCAACGCCCTGCGGCAGTGGGAGGAGTACGACGTATGAGCAAAGACCCGCTAAAGATCAGCCTGCTGATAAAGCTTCCACTCCAGATCGCATTCGCTGCGGCCATGCTGTACGTGATTGCATGGTTTGCCCGGCAGATTATCGACCTGCTAGGAGGTAAGCCATGACCAAAGCCCACGCATACCACATCCAGTACACCTTCGGCAAGCCGACGCCGTACATGGTAACTACAACCGCGTCACGTGGCGAGGCGCGGTATTTCAGAACACGCACCGAGGCGATCGCCTACGTGTGCAAGATTATCGCAGAGGTAACGCCGTGAACCAATGGATAACAGACCGACTGCCAACGTACGACGATGGTTTTTTATACGAGGGCTACGTATGGGTCATGTGCAGGCATTTTATCACTGCCGAGTGGGGCGTATATGTCAAACACCACTACGACGTATTGCCAGGCGAACCGTGGGCGCCAATTGAGCCGCCAGAATTATTACCAGAACCAAACGAGGTAGCACCATGAACTACATCCACCCCGACCTGCCCACACCCGAGCCGATCTTCCGCGAGGATCGCAACGGAACACGCTACTACGCCCACGTCGATGAGACAGGCGCCGTCACCTGGTACCCATCGGTGACGACCGTCATCCGTGACACGTCGCCGACGCCGTATGCCCTGCTGGCATGGTACGCCAAGCATGGCATGCAAGAGGCAAACCGCCTGCGTGACGAAGCCGCCGAATACGGGACGTCGCTGCACATCGACATCGCTCGCATCATGAGCGGCGAGGTCGTCACGCCCGACAGCGAACGCAAGGCCAAAGACCTTATGGCGTGGGTCGCCTTCTGCCAGGAGCGCAACGTCGAGCCGATCGCCGTAGAGATTCCGCTCGTGAGTCGCACACACAAAGTCGCCGGTACGTGTGACCTCGTGTGCCGGCTAGACTTTGGTAGCGGCCGCGTGCTTGCCATCATCGACATCAAGTCAGGCGGCAGCTATGAAGACCACGCGGTGCAGCTGGATATGTACCGCATCGCGTTCAACGAGCAGTACCGCGAGGCATTAGGCGAGGGCGTAGTGTTCATGTTCAACTGGCACCCGAACGACTGGACCAAGGCACCAACCTACAAGCTGGTGAACCAGACCAACGCCTGCAACGTAAACGAGACCTTTCTGCGCTGTCGGCTGTGGCATGCGACACACAAGGCCGCACCACGTCCGTACCTGACCGTCAGCGGCCCCGTGGGTCTCGGCGTGGAGATGCCGACGATCACCGTTGAAAACCCCGACGACACCGCACGGGCTAAGTGGCAGGCCGTCACCGGCCAGACCATCACCGAGGATGCCGTCGTGTTGCTCGACGACGTTGAAGGGACAGCCGTATGATGGTCTCCGTACATCCGCTCCGGTACATAGGCATGGCGCTCAACTGGCGCACGGGCCGGCCGTTCTTGGCAATCTGCGTGAATTACAACGGCAACCAGAAGCGCACGAGCATGCAGATCGCTCACGACTACAGTGATCCCGAAACGATGCTGACGACACTCTATGCGGCCGTCATCAAACGCGATGAGATGCTCGCAACGTTGGGTCTTGATGAGGTGCTAGAGCCGATGCCGACGATTGACACGGCTACGCTGTACTGCCAGAAGGCCGCGCGCCTGTTCATCGAAGACCGGGCACCAGTGCCGATCGTCCGTGAGATCAAGGTCTACGTTCCCCACGAAGGCGTCATCCGTGCCCGTGGTGACGTCCGCAGGGTTCTCGACAGGTATGGAGTCAAGTACGACCGCGAGGCGCCGTATGGCAGCGCTTGACATCTTCGACCGCGAGGATGAGCTGCGGGCAGCGTACCAGGCCAAAGTCAAGGCCGAACGGGCAGACAAGCGCGCAAAGTACAACCGCAGCGAATCCAAGCTGCAGAAGGACATCTTCGACGCTATCGTCAAGAACGGATACCTCGTCATCCGCGTGAACTCATCGGTACACATGACCGAGCACGGCACGCGGCTGGCATCCTACCGCATCGTCAACACGAACGAAACCGCTGGCCTGTCCGACGGGATCGTCTTCCACAGCCTCGGCGCCGTATTCGTCGAGATCAAGAAGCCCGGCGGCCGCCTGTCGGAGAAACAACGTAAGTTTATGGACACGTGCGAGCGCTATGGCATGACCTACATCGTCGTCGACAGCGTCGACAAAGCAATGACACTATTTCCAAACCGCCGAAACACGGCGGGCAAAACCACATCATTCACAGAGGTTCACGATGATTGCTACACAAACAAACGGCCAAGTGGTAATGCCGAAACTTGGCACAAAGACTAAGCGCTATACAGAGCATGAGCGCACGATTACGCCTGCGGTTGCACAGGCCTTGCTTGAAACTTCTACTGGGAACCGCAAGCCAAACATCAGAGATTTGAAGTGCTACGAAGATCTCATGCAAACGGGCCGATGGGTTAACACAGGAGAACCAATCATCATCAGCGAGCCTACGCGCGAGCGGCCATTGGGCAGGCTTTTGGATGGACATACAAGATTGACGGCATGTGTCAATACAGGCTGCAGCTTTGAATCTGATATCGTATGGGGATTGCCCGAGTCCGTCTTTGCATACATTGATGTGCCGGGAAGAAAGATAAGAGACCATGGCCATATGCTTGGCATTGTTCAGCCTGATAAGCACGCGTCGGTGTGGAACAAACTATACCTGTATGAACGTAATCTATACCACAACAATGTGCTCCCGCATAAGCTTCACGCTAAGCAATTGATGGCAGACTGGGTATTGACATCAGGAGAAGCAGACCTGACAATTAACGAAAGGTTTAAGGGGTCGTTTGGGTCTCACTTGCAAGCAGCATCAATTATCATCAAGCGGGCAGGATGCAACGATGAGATGGTTGAGCAATTTTTTAATGCGCTGTATTATGGCGCAGACTTGCAAACGGGTAACCCCATCCTATCGCTTAGAAACGCTATGCAGCGAGGTGACCTCAACAGGTACAGAAGTGGCACAAACAACCAGCATCAACTGATTGGCATTGTCATTAACACATTTAACAACTGGATTGCTGGTAAGCAACTGCATAAGATTTATGCGCCAACTATGGGCAAGTTTGTCCAACCTATCATTCCGCCACATGCGCGGGCCAACAACATCAAAGGAGGTAAGTAATGGGATTCCACCACGCAACAGGTCAGAGCGTCGCCACGTGGGCGTCGTTTGCCGACGGCAAGATTGTACTCAGGTCACGAGACCCACGCGAGGGCTTTGTCGCGCGAGTGAACAAGATCGGCAACACCGTGTACGAACAGCGGCACGAGGCCTTTACAGGCCGCCTGCAGAACATCCGCATGACGGACAACGACTACGGGTCGCAGTTCTGCTTTAACTTCGTCGACGGTGACGACACGTACATCATCACCGACCGCATGGACGGATCATATGCACGGGCCGTCATCAGCTACCTAGCCTCTGACGCGTTCGACCCCGTCAAGCCCGTGACGCTCGTACCGTGGAAGATGGCCGACAAGAACGACCCCGACAAGTACTTCGTCGGCTGCAAGGTCACGCAAGCAGACAAGGAGCTGCCCCGTCGGTGGGTCTCGCACCGCGTGCCAGAAGACAAGCGCAACGGAGCGCAGCCGTTCCCGGAGATGGCAATGGTCAAAGTGAACGGCAAGATGACGCCGGACGCCACGCCGATTATTGAACTCTTGTGCAAGGCCGCCGAAGAGATCACGGCCAAGTGCGAGAAGTCGGCATACATTGAGGACACGTCAGCATACGCATCGCCAAAGCCCGTGCGTACGTCCATCGCCGAAGTACGTGAGGCCGCAACGTCGGCCGACGTACCCGACGGCCTCCCGTTTTAATCCACAAACGACAAGCCCCGGCACGATCACTCGCGTCGGGGCTTCGCCGTATCATTCACTGTTCATCACAAAGATACCATGCAGATCGGACTATCGGTTAACACGACGGTCGTAAACAAGGCGCTGCCCGTAGAGATGGCAGCCCTCAACCACTCGATGCAGCCGGTGTATATGACCCTGGACGAACTCGCGGCGCACGTCCAGCAGGGGCACCCCTTTACGCCGGCATGGCTCAAAACCCGCAGCGACGGCAAAGCAGCCCGTAATAACGCGTCGTGGGTATCGGCGCGGCTGGTCGCCATCGACATCGACAACACCGTCGACAGCGTCACCGGCAAGCGCAGGCGCAACGACGAAGAAGGATACGTCAGCTTGGACGACATCCTACGCGATGAGAACATCAGGCGGCAGGCGGCCATGATCTACACGACGTCGTCACACACCGAAGACCACCACAAGATGCGCGTCGTCTTCGTGCTGCCAGACCTTGTAACGGATGCCGACGCCTACAAGCGGATCGTCGACGCGTTCATCGACCGCTTCAACGCCGACACGGCAGCGAGCGCCATCGCCAACCTATTCTACGGGTCGAAGGACTGCACGATGCACGTCCTCGGCAACGTCTGCGACCGTGCCTTCGTCGAGGCGTCCGTCGAACGCATGAATGCCATACAGCACGAGACGAAGCAAGCGCGTATGTACATACCGTCGGGCGTGCCGCCCGTCGAGGAGATACGCAAGATGCTCGCGGTTATCCCTGAGAAGATTGAGTATCTCGACTGGATGCGGATAGTGTCGGCCGTCGGCAACAGCTACCCTGAAGACGTAGCCTTCGACCTCATCACCGCCAAGTGGCCGGAGATGTCACATGGCGACGTACGTTACAAGCTGCAGCGGCGTCTGCATCGTGTGGGCATCGGCACCCTGATATACCACGCCAAGCGCTACGGGTGGAACCCGCCGGCAGGGATGTACGACGACCCGCCAAAGCCAAAGGAGGCCATCAAGGCCGTGGAGAAATACCTCGCGGCGTTCTACCGCTGGCGGTTTAACGTCGTACGCAACCAGGTCGAATACAGCAGCGTCGACGACACCGAGGGCGAGTGGCACAACTTCGACGACTACCGCATGCACTCGATCCTGCGGGAGCTGCGGGCCGAGAACATCAACGTCAACAAAGACCGCATTGTCGAGATCGTGACGTCGGACTTCAGCCCTAAGCACGACCCCATCGCCGAGTACTTCCGCGACCTGCCAACGTGGGACAATAACGACCGATTTATGTCTATCGCAGAGTGCATCCCCATCCCTGAAGATGACACCGACGTCGAAGCTGCACAATCGTACATCTACACCGTCATCGGTAACTGGATGATGTCCGCCGTGGCGTGCTCGACGACTGGCAAGGCAAACCATATCTGCCCCATCCTGCAGGGGCCACAGGGGGCGTACAAGACCACCTTCATCCTGGGACTGTGTCCGCCCAAGCTGCGGCGCTACCTGACCGTCGGGACCATCAACAACGACAAGGATACGCTGGACGCCATCGCCGGATCGTTTATGTACGTCGACGATGAGCTGGCGACCATGAACCGCAAGGAAGCCGAGATTATGAAGAGGATCATCACGCAAGAAGACATCCGCTTCCGGCAGACGTACGCACGCTTCCGCTCCGAGCATCAGCGACGGGCGTCGTTCATCGGCTCGGTGAACAAGGTGATGTTTCTGAACGATGAGACGGGCAGCCGTCGCTTCCCGGTGATCCGCGTGGGCGGCAACATCGACATCGAGGCGTTTCGCAAGATCGACATCGACCAGGTCTGGGCGCAGGCTCATCACTACTACCGTACGGGAACGGCGCACTGGTTCGATCAGGACACCATCGAGGAAATCAATGCGCGCAACAAGGCCCACCAGATGACGAACGAAGCCGAGGAGCTGCTGGCGAAGTACTGCAGCCCCGTACCGAGGGATCAGCAGAACGCCGTCGGCGTGGAGACGCTGATGACTTCGGAGCTGGCTGCGAAGCTGGCGGAGAGGCACTTCAACGACCTCAAAGCGGTTGTAAGGATAGACGACAGGTTACAACTAAATCTAGGCAAAGCGCTCCATGCTGGGGGGTTTGTACGCATCGGGAAGAAGAAAAACGGCCTTGTAAGGTACGTTTGGGTCGTAAAGTGGGCTTGACCTTACAACCCTTACAACCACCTTACAACCCGTAAGTCCTTACAATGCCACGCGGTTACAAGGAAGGTTGTAGGTTGTAAGCTTTTCTTTTTATCATGAAAAAAAAGTATATATATATACTCTATAGACTTTTGCGTACAACCATACAACCCTACAACCTTTTGCCAATCCGACCTCATGAAAAAACTCATCCGCAGCCGTTCGCTCTACATCGACGAAACACCTAAGCCGGTGCTAACGGCCCCGCCGTCCACGGCCATCCGGCCGACGGTCCGACCCGTCAGAGCGCATCAGCCGAAACGCTACCTGCCGGTCAACCCCGGCGACGATCGCTATACCGAGGCATACGAGCGCGAGTGCATCCGACTGGAGAGCGCACAGACCCCAGAATTGGCCTCTCCCGTGCCCGTGGTGGCGTCGGAAGCTGCCGAGGCAGCCTTTGTACAGGCGCGCATCCTCGAAGGCCCTGAACGCGACGCAATCATCAGGCGCTACCGAACGCACGACCGGCGGAGCATGATCGCCCTGATTCCCTTGCAATCGCCGTCATCGTGGGTTATCTTCGAGCATGCCGACGGATCCCACACATGCGCAAACCTTGACTGGTGACATCATGACCCTCTCAGATGGTGACGCCGTCGCCGAAATCGTCATTCATGCCGTGTGCCAGGTCTACGGCGTGACGCCCCGTGCGCTCGTGTCGGTCCACCGCTACCGCGAGCTTGCAGACGCACGGCATACCGTTGCCCACCTGTTATCCACGTGCTGTGGATATTCCTGCGCCCAGATCGGGCGCGAGCTGCAGCGGACACGCTCGAACGTCTACGACAGCATCAAACGGGCAGGCCTGCTGCTTGACTCCGACCGCGAGTTCGCCGAACGGTATAGAGATTGTCACCAAATTGTCACAAGACGATGACATGTGAATTTTACAGATAGATCACATGCCATGGCCACCACCACCAAAGGGCAACAAACGCGCAGCCGGTCCACGTCAGCCAAGCGACAGGCGCGTGCTCTGGGATGAGCTGCGTGACTACATCATGAACGACGGCCTCGAACGCTACATGCGCGAACTGGAGTCATCCGACCCCGAAACGTTCATGAAGCACTACCTCACGATCCTCGAGTTCGTCAAGCCCCGCCTGCAGCGTCAACAGGTCGAAGTATCGACGAACGACACGCGAGATATCAAGCTCAACTTCGGCACTGCCAAGCTGCTCACAGGCGGCGGGGAGACCGATGCAGGATAACGTCACCATCGACCTGCACGACGGCCAGCGTCGCATCATCGACGAACGCAAGCGGTTCAACGTGATCTGCTGCGGCCGTCGGTGGGGCAAAAGCCGCCTCGCATTCGCCCTGGCACTGGAGACGATAGCCCAGCGTATGCCGGTGGTTTACATGACACCTACGGCCGTCGACTACGAGAAGCGATGGTCTGAGGCCACCGAGTTCTACCGACCGATCCTGAAGGACGCCAAGATCAGCGAGGGCGTGCTGCTGTTCACTAACGGCGCGCGCATGGACTGGTTTGGCCTGCACCGCTTCGACGGCATCCGTGGCAACCGCTACGCCCGTGCGATCATCGACGAGGCGGCACACAGTCCTAACCTCGAAGATGCGTGGACGAAGGTCGTGCGCCCTGCCCTTGCCGACTTCCTCGGAGACGCATACTTCCTGTCGACCCCTGCGGGCGGCAACTACTTCAAGACCCTGTACGAGACCAACCACCCCGCGTGGCAGTCGTGGCAGATGCCGACCACGTCTAACCCGTTTATTGACGTTGGCGAGATTATGGCTGCGAAGGAAGACCCGAATACGCCCGACATCGTATTCAGGCAGGAGTACATGGCGGAGTTCATCGACCTGCAAGGCGCCCTGGTCAAACGCGAGGATATCCGCTACGGCCAACCTTTCGATGGTTACAGCGTCGAGTACAACATGGGCGTCGACCTTGCGATCAGCACGAAGGAAGGTGCCGACTACACGGCCATCGCTGTTGTGGGAAAGGTTGAGAACCGTTACTATATCGTCGACGTCATGCGTCGGCAGATGGGTTTCAACGATACGAAGACGGCGATCAAGAAGATGGCAGCGAAGTGGCAGCCGACGTTCGTGAACATCGAGGCCGTGCAGTACCAGGCGGCGATCGTCGAGGATCTCAAGATGGAGATGCGCGAGTACTACGTGAACGCGATCCATCCCGATCGTGACAAGCGCAGCCGCTTCCTGCCGACCCTTGGCAAGTACGAGCACGGGCTTGTCTATCACAGCCCGTCACTGCCGCCGGAATTCGAGGGCGAACTGCTCCAGTTCCCGGAGGGCGACCACGACGACATGGTCGACGCGGTCGTCTACGCAATGAAGGGCTTTGATTCAGGTGTGAGGGTCTACAACATTTAGGGCGTTACATGGCAAAGCTAGGCAGCGACGGCAACAAGCGGTACCGCATGACCGAGGAGGAATTCGAGCTTGTCCGCGAGGCACGCGACGCACGCGTCAAGGCGGAAGCATCGGCGAAGAGTTCTATCGGCGGACAAACGGCGAAGGCCATGTTGCAGCACGGCGATGGCCTCACACCGAAGCAACGATACAATCTGCGCAAGAAAGGCCTCCTGCCACCGGCCCCGATGAAAGGCACGGAACAGATGAACGCCGACAAGGCGAAGGCGCTGGGGATGACCATGATCGCCAACGAGTTCCGACGGCGCGAGCGGTCCGACGGTGTGACGGATCTCATCGCCGGGGACCTACGGCCCGACACCATCACCGAGGTCACGAGTGCGAAGACCGGTGTTATATCTGACTTACATTGGCCGTTTCATGCGCTCTATATTGAAGGCAGCGTTATGCATGGGCCGTACTTGACGGCGCTCGAGTTCCTGCGGGACTATGGCATCCAGACGCTTGTCATCAACGGCGACGCGATGGACTGCTACAACATCTCGACGCACGAACGCATCGAGGCGAAGCGCAACTTCGTCTGGGAGCTTGACGTGGCACGTGCGATGCTGGCACACCTGCGGCGGTTCTTTGGTGACGGCGTCCGCATCATCTACCGCGAGGGCAACCATGAGGAACGGTGGCTGCGCTACATCGCTAAGAACGCCGACGCCCTGCAAGGCCTACCGGAGGCGACCCTGCCGGAGCTGCTGAAGCTACGCAGCCAGGGCATCGAGTGGATCGGCGAGCGGTCGAAGCTGACGGTCGGCAAGCTGTGGATCGACCACGGGCACGAATGGTTTGGCAGTGGCGGCGTCAACCCGGCGCGCAACTACCGCATGAAGGCGCAGGACAACATCTTGGTGGGCCACGTCCACAAGACGACCTTCGACATGCACAAGCGGCCGCTGGACGCGTCGGTGTTCGCGGGGTGGTCGATGGGATGCTTGTGCGACCTCAACCCACACTACGCCCCGCGTAACCACTGGAACCACGGCGTGGTCACGGTCGACCTCGACAAGAGCGGAGAGTTTAGCGTAGGCAACCGCATCATCATCAACGGGCGGGTACGCTAACCTGCAGTTGTCGGACACTGTCCGATAAAATTGCTTGGTTATTTCGAAAATATTGTTATAGGTTCGCAGCACATGGCAATACTCGACCGCCTCCGTTCGGTGTTCAAGCAGGCCCCTGCCCCGTTGCAACGCGTGACGGCGGTAGGGTCTCGGTATGTCCGACCGGACTACAGCGAGTTCCAAAAGCGAGTCGTCGAGGGCTACAAGGGCAACCCCGTCGTTGCCGCCTGCGTCGCCGTTCGTGCGAACACGCTAAACGAAGCGCCACTGGTCGCACAGAACGCAACGACTGGCGACCTGCTGCCGGCGCATCCGCTGACGCGGCTCTTCGCCAACCCCAACCCGTACATGTCGCAAGCCGAATTCTGGCAGACGGTCAGCACCTACATCGACATCGGCGGCGGTGCGTACATCGTCAAGCAGCGCAACATCCTCGGTGGCATCACGGGTCTGTATCCGTACAACTACGGGCAGATCGTTCCGCACATCAGCCCGCTGGGGTGGATCGACGGCTACATCTACGACGACGGTGCAGGCCATACGACGCCGTTTGACGTCCGGAACGTGGTGCACATCAAGTCGTATTACATCGACCCGCTGCAGCCGCATCTGGGGCTGTCGCCCATCGTCGTGTCGAGCATCAGCATCGACGCGTACAATGAACTCATGACGACGCTGTACAGTGTTGCCAAGAACGGCGGCGTCATCCCCGGCATCCTGTCGAGTCAGGAGATGCTGCCAATCCCGGTGGTCGAACAGCTGAAAGAACAATTTGCCGAAAAGATCGGCGGCATGGGTCCGCAGTCTGGCAAGCCGTTGGTGCTGTCGGGCGGTGTGACGTATTCCGAGATGGGCCAGTCCATCAACGCCCTAAGCGCACCCGATCAGTTTACGCAGTTCGAGGTTGCCATCTGCGGCGCCTTCCGCGTGGACCCTGCCGTAGCGATGACGCGTGCCGGCCTGCTGTCGAGCACGTACGCCAACAAGGAGACGGCCTTCCGCGAGTATACGACCCTTACGCGCGTACCGACGTGGAACGCGTGGGAGGAACAGATGGCCCTGTCGTTCGCCTCGGAGTTCCCCGGCGTGCGGTTGCAGTTTGACACTACCGACGTGGAAGCTTTGAAGCCGGACCCCGCAACACGCGAGGCTCTGGCGCTGTCAATGTGGACGGCCAACGCGATCACCAAGAACGAACTTCGTGCCGAGGTAGGCTACGACGAACTGCCCGACGGCGACGTCTACAATTTCGAGCTGGTGCCACCGCAGACGGGCGGTTTCCTGTCGGCACCGACGCCAGAAGGCGTCAGCCTCGACGCGATCGACCCCGACGCACCGGCGCCGATTAAGAACCCGAACATCCCCGACCCCGAACCAGAGCCGCCTATTCAGTTCTACCGTCAGACGGAGAAGGAAGCGGCGGACTACTGGCGAGCTGCCGACAAGATCATGAACGACTACGCAGCCGAGCTGATCCCGTTCGTGGCCGACGGCATGAAGACGATGATGCAGCAGCTGACGGGCCAGAAGGCCGGCGAGCTGGACGTGACGCGCATCAAGATTGACCAGCTGACATCGCAGTACCTTACGGCATCGGCGAAGGTCCGTGCTGGCCTCTTGCGTGAGATATTCTACCTGGCAGTGCAAGCTGCCGAGGGCAACCCTGCCGAGTTCCAGTCGATCTTCGACACGATCCAAGAACGCGTCGGAGCGCAGCAGCGCGAGCTACTGACGATGGCCTACGGCACGGCACGCGATGAGATCGGCCAGACCATCGAAGACAACCGTGGCGTCACGGAGGCCGAACTGCAGACGGCGCTACGGAACAAGGTCGAGACCCTGACGGTTTCCCGTGCTGCGACCATCGCACGGACGGTCACGCGTGCGTCGGCAACGGAAACGCAGAAGGACACGTGGAAGCAGATGAACGAAGGCAAAGAAGGCACGGACGATGAGATCATGCGCGTCTGGGTAACCCGTCGCGATGACAAGGTGCGCCCATCACATCGCGAGATGGACGGCCTGTACGTCAACGTCACGGGCAAGTTCCCCGAACTGAAGGCCGACGCCAACGGGCAGATCAGCCGCACGGGCAAGACGCTGGACGGCCCTGCCGTAGGCACCGGCTCGCCGTCGTCTATCGTCAACTGCCGCTGTGTCATCCGCCCCGTTCGCAAGCGTAAAATCACATCAGGATACCAACCCGCAGAGGCTGGACGATGAACGACATCAGATTCAAGGTCATCGGCACGGACCCCGAAGCGCGCACCTTTACGGCGATCGCTTCGACGTTCAACGTCGTGGACAGTTACAACGAGCGCATGATGCCTGGCTGCTATGCAAAGTCACTCGCCGAGCAGATGCCCATAGGCGTCAAGGCCCACGACTGGACGATGCCGGTGTTCCGCACCGAGGCCAAGGAAGTACTACCCGGTGACCCCGAACTTGACGACCCGAACATCGACGAAGTGACGCGTGCCAACGGCGGCCTCTGGTTCCGTGGCATTATGTTCGACACGAAGGACGCCGACGAAACATACACCCTCATCAAGCAGGGCGGCTTTCGCGAATTCAGCGTCGGCTACACGACCATCGTTGACGGCTTCGGCGAAGACGGCGTCAAAGAAATCTACGAAGTCGACCTGCACGAGATCAGCCCCGTGCTGGTCGGTGCCAACCCTAACACGCAAGTGATAGCATTGAAGCGGCGCGGCGATTATGACGACCACGTGGTCGGCCTTGGGAACGAGGTCACCTGGCTTGTGGAGCGTACGAAGCAGCGTCTCGATATGCGCATGAAGGAGGGCCGCATCCTGTCGGCCCGTAACGTGGCCTTGCTCGAGACCTTGGCGGGAATCTTGAAGGAAGCCCACGGCGAAATCAAGCGGCTGCTTGCCGCGTCCACACCGCAGCCCAAGGACGAACCGGCGTCAAAGCCCGGACGTGACAAGAAGGCGTTGCGGCAACTCATCAACAGTCAACTCAAGGACTACACCCTATGAATCTCGAAGAGATCATTGCGGCGCTGCAGGCCTTGCTTGAGAATCCGAACGCTACCATCGAAGAGATGGCCGCTGCGGTTGCTCAGGCAGTCGAGGCCTTGACAGCGCTGACGGCATCCCCTGACGTCGAGGACAGCCCCGAAGTGGCACCCGCCGTCGAAGCGCAGGCGCTCACGCTTGCATCCCTCATCAACAAGGCGACGGCTCGTATCGAAAAGAAGAAGGCCACAGCCGCAGTCATCAAGTCGGCCATCAACACACCGACGGGAGCACAGCCCATGACCACGAAGACATCGACCCCGACGATCACGTCGAAGGGCCAGAAGAGCCGCGTCTACAAGGACAGCGCCGAAGCGTACAAGGTCGGCCAGTTCCTGCAAGCCCAGATGGGCAGTGCCGAAGCGAAGAAGTGGTGCGACGATCACGGCGTTTCGTTCAAGACGCTGACGTCGGCGAACAACACGTCGGGCGGCATCCTCGTCCCCGAAGAGATGGAGTCGGCCATCTGGAATCTGAAGGAACAGTACGGCGTATTTCGCGGCGGTGCGAATGTGGTTGGAATGGGATCTGATACCCGCCACATCCTCAAGGAAGTATCGGGCAACGACACCTATTTCGTTGGAGAAGGCGTCGCACCTACGGCATCTGATTTGGCATGGACAAACCTTACGCTCAGCGCTAAGACACTTGCAGTACTGACGAAGTACTCCAAGCAGCTCGGCGAAGACGCTACGGTCTCCATCGCTGACGAGATCACGAACTGGGCAGCGTACAAGCTTGCACAGCGCGAGGATGAGTGCGGCTTCATCGGTGACGGCACGTCGACGTACGGCGGCATCATCGGTGCAACGTACAAGTTCCGCAAGCTGCTTGAAGACGGTGGTGGCACGTGGGCCACGGACGCCGACAAGGCCAAGCTCGGATCCGCTGTCGTCGCCTCTGGCACGACGTGGTCGGCCATCACGCTTGCCGACATCATCGCCATGATCGGCAAGGTCGCCAACTACCCGGGCACGAACAACGCCTTCCACTGTACGCCGCAGTTCTACTGGAACGTCGTGTATAATCTGGCGATCGCCAAGAACGGCACGACGGGCACGGAAGTCGTCAACGGTGTTCCGCAGCAGACGCTCATGGGCTACCCTGTTGTGCTCAACAACGTCATGGCGAAGGCCACGGCCATCAACCAGGTTCCGCTGCTGTTCGGTGACGTATCGGCATCGTCGTACTTCGGCGACCGTCGCGGCATCACGATCGAAACGTCAGAGCACGCCGACTTCGCCGCACGCCTCGTGTCGGTGCTCGTGACGGAGCGCTTCGACATCATCAACCACGACTTTGGCAACTACAACGCCACTGCATCGCTGCAGAAGGCTGGTGCTATGGTCGGTCTCATCACACAAAACGACTAAGGAGTAACGACTAATGCAACCACTACAGACTGCTAAGACGCACGTCTTCGTCGCTCCGGGCGCTGTCGTTGACAACGCCACGTACACGTCTACCGTATGCGACACGGCTGGTGCTGACTACCTCGAAGTCAACGTCCAGCTTGGCACTACGGACATCGCCCTTGCCACGCTGAAGCTGCAGGAGTCCGACGCCATCACGAACAGCACGACGCTGGACGGTGGCGCCGACATCACGGGCTACGTGTTCGGCACGTCGACCAATCCCGACACGGGCACGACGTCGACCCTGCCGTCGGCCACGGACGACAACAAGGTGTTCCAGTTCCGCGTGCCGCTTCAGGGCCGCAAGCGCTACATCAACTTGATCGCCGTTGCTGGTAACGGCACGACGGGCACGTACCTGGCCGCCCACGGCAAGCTCGGCAAGCTCGAGCAGGACCCCGTGACGGCTACGGACGCTGGCCTCGGAGCATGGCTGTAAAAGCTCACTACGGGCCTCACGCAGGCCCGTGGTAAGTTTTTACGGAGGTAAGGCATGGTAAGCACAAGGTGCAAGGCATTGGGGCCTCTGACGACGATCAGCGCGTCGGTCGCCGTGACGGTCACGTGGCCGGAGCTGACTGACTTTCTGCTGGTGCACCCATCCGGTCACGACCTGTCCATAACCTATGACGGCACGGAGCCGACGGCGACGCTAGGCTTCCACATCTTCAAGGACCAAACGAGCGAAGTCTACGTCGGGCCTGAAATGGTCATCAAGATCATTGCGAAGTCGGGCGACCCTGTAATCAACATCCAACCCTTCCGCAAACTCGCAGACGTGAACACGTAATGTACAGCCCCCGACTATCCAACGCAGGCGCCTCGGTACAACTCGACGTTGTGCGCAACGTGCCGTGGGCGTACACGTTCACGTTGAAGGAAGCCGGCGCTGCCGTCAACATCAGCGGCCGCACGTACGCTGCACAGATACGCACGGCAGGCGACGCCCTCGCGGCGACGGCCACGTGTACGATCACGGACGCGGCCAACGGGAAGTTCAGCGTGTCATTCTCAGCGGCCTCTACGGCTGCCCTCACGGCAGGTGCTAACTACGTCTGGTCGCTGGAGCAAACGGCGTCCGGTGTGACGACGGAGCTGGCACGCGGTGAGGTAACGGTATATGGTGAGATCGCGCAGTGACATCGACCCTGAACATAGAGCGCCCGAACATCACGCTCGACGTTGGCGAAGCGGCCACGACGATCGCCGTCGATAACAGGCAGATCACCTTGACGGTGGACAGTGGCGGCCTGGTGCCGATCAGTTCCGACATCAGCCTCGTAGCTGCTGCCAACATCAGCGCCCTTCGTGCGGTCACGACCGACGGCAGCGGGCAGGCGGTGTACGCTTCGAACGACACGCTCGCAAACGCACAGGTGGTCGGCATCGCCACGACATCGGCGACGACGGGCGGCACGGTGCGCGTGGTCATGAACGGCACGGTGACCGACAGCTCATGGTCATGGACCAAAGGCACGGTGTATCTGGGCACGAACGGCAACCTCACACAAACGGCCCCGACGGGCGGCGCAATCGTCGTCCACGTCGGCCGGGCCTTGACATCTACGACACTACAGATCGACATAGACACAATCATCACAACGGTGTAACATGGCAGCAAAGTACATCAAGAACAACAGCGGCCAACTGGCCGAAGTTGAAGCAACCACATCATCGGCTGGAGCTGGCGACGCTGGCAAGATCGTCGGCCTCGACTCATCAGGCAAGATCGACTCCAGCATGATGCCCACCGGCATCGGCGCGGAAACCGAGTCGATGGTAGCGTCGGAGACCTTGTCCGCTGGCGACCTCGTCAACATCTTCAACGACTCCGGCACACGCAAGGCACGCAAAGCTGACAACTCCAACGGCCGCCGTGCTCACGGCTTTGTGCTTACGGGCGTGACGTCGGCAGCGACGGCGACCGTCTACATGGAAGGCGCAATCACGGGCCTCACGTCGATCACGCTCGGAGCGCCGTACTACCTCGGTACGACGGGCGGGAACATGGCCACGGCCCCAACGGCTGCGGGCACGCTGTCGCAGGAGATCGGCATCGGCGTTTCGACGACGACCATCACCTTCGAGCCGCAGCAACCTATCACGCTGGCCTAATGGCAAACAAGCGGGCCATCGACAAAACGCTCGCAGAAATACCGGATACCGACTCTGTTGTGTTCGGCGTCTCTGCGGTCATGAGCGAGCAGGCATCTTCGCCTGCGACGCCGTCGAGTGGCTACGCTCTGTTGTACGTCAAGACCGACGGCAATTTGTATTTTAAGAACGACGCAGGCACGGAGACGCAGCTCAACTGATGGCAGACAAACGACCGATTACGACGCAGGGCAACCTTGCCGAACTGCCGAACACCGACGCCCTCATTGCAGGGCAGGCGGTCGTTCTTGCAGAGCAGGCCTCGTCGCCGTCGACGCCATCATCGGGATACGGTATCGTATACGCTAAGACCGACGGCAAGCTGTACTTCAAGAACGACGCGGGGACGGAGACGGACCTCACGGCCGCAGGGGGCGGTGGCACAAACCCCGTGATACGTGAGTACACGGCGAACGACACGTGGACCAAGCCCACGGCGGCTAACTTCTGGGGCGCACTGATTATCGCCGTCGGTGCTGGCGGTGGCGGTGGTAGTGGATCACGGCAGGCATCGACGTCCACTCGTGGTGGCGGCTCTGGCGCTGGCGGCGGCGTCATGACGACGCGGCTTATGAGATCAGCCGCACTTACGTTGGCCAGCTATGCGGTCACGATTGGTGCTGGCGGTACGGGTGGCGCGGCACAAACCGCAGACAACACGAATGGCAATAACGGGGCAAACGGCGGCAATACGTCGGTCGGTTCGATTGTTGTTGCACAGGGCGGTGGTGGTGGCAATTTTGGCAGATCAACCAGCGTCGGTGGCGGTGCTGCCGGGAACGCAGCAACTTCTACTCCTACATTCGGCCCATTTACTTTGTCTGGCGGTAGTGGCGGGGGCGCTAGTACAATAACCGCCAGCGGCACTCCATCAGCAGGCATGAGCGGGAATATCGCTTGTGGCGGCGGCGGTGGTGGCGGTGCTATAACCAATAATGGCGTACGACACAATCCGGGCCCTGGCGGTACTATTTACGACAGTGGCACACTAGTATCTGGCGCAGCGGCAGTCACTGCTGAAGGCGCAAATGGCACGTCAGGCAGCAACAACATCGCCAACAACATCGCTTACGACACAGCCAACGCACTGACCAACGGCATCGGTCAAAGCGGCGGTGGCGGTGCGTCGGGTAACGTAGCCGGCACGATCGCAGGAGGTGACGGTGGCAACGGCGGCAACGCCGGTGCTGGCGGTGGTGGCGGTGGCGCATCGACCAACGGCGCAAACTCTGGAGCTGGCGGCACGGGTGGCAACGGCTTGGTGGTCATCATCGAATACTACGGAGCGTAAATGAAACCGACACGATACGCGATGGTAAAGGATAACGTCGTGGTCAACGTCGTGCTATGGGATGGCGACCTCGCCAAGTGGCAGCCGCCAACCGACGGCACAATCATGATTCCCAACGAGTGGGTAGGCCCCGGCGACTGGTACGAAGAAGCAGAGCAGCGATTTTACCGAGCACTGCCGACGAACGACGAACTCGAATATCCCGAAGAGGTCACGAGTGATCTCCCCTGACGAAGGCATCATCGGCGGCGTGGCCTTGTGCATCATGTGCCTGCTGCCGCTACTACTCCCGAAGGACAAGCGATGAACGAACAATTCCCGAAGTGGGTCTTAGGCGTGGCCTCGGCTGCGGTCATCAGCATTGGCGCAGGCCTCTTAACGACGATGGTCATGCTGCGTGAGGATATGGCCGTGGTCAAATCGCACATCGCCGAACTCAAGCAGACGAACACGAAGGTCGACGCCGTCGAGCGCATCGTGATCGGTCATGAGTATCGCATCACGGCGCTGGAGGCCGACGGCACGGTGTACCGCACAGACACAATACGGGCACGACGTGGACGGTGAACCGATCATAACGAACGTAAAGCCGATGCCGTATGAAATACCACGGCCGCGTAATCATGTCGACGCCAAACCATACGAGCCGCTGCCAGAGACTCCGTACTTTCGTGAGCCGACGCTCGCGGAATCGCTAGCAGCTGCTTGGCAGACAACGAAGATCATCGCGGTCATCACGCCGCATATCGTCAAACTTATCATTGGACTCGCTATGAAGTCGTGGAAGACAACCCTCGGCGCTATTATCGCCGGACTGGCTGGCATTCTGAACGCGCTCGGTATCGTGACCATCCCTGCCGATGTGCAGGTCGGCGTCCTGACGGTCGCCATGTTCATCATCGGTTTGTTCGCAGCCGACGACAAGACGGCCGAGTGACACCTAACGACATGGAGGTAACGGGATGGCTGCAAAAGCTGCCGGCAAAGCTGGCAAAACTGGCAAGGTGGTCGATACGGTACGTGAGACTGTTCACGTACCTGAACGACCGACG